TTTCTTGCCAAGCAGCTAAAGCTAAACCATGTATAACTCCAAATGAATCATGGCCCCAGTCACTAAAAGTAAGAGCGCTACTAGTTATATTAATATCAGAACCATAAGTAGTGTAAGCTGCTGATCCAGAACTTGAGGAAAAGTTTGTAACCCAAGGTAACGTAAGGTCATCTGAAAAATCACCGTTAATAACAAGTTCAAAAGACTCTGGAAAATCATAATTACCATTTTCATGTTGTCTAATTTGAAAAGGATTTGAAGTATGTCTAGTTGGATATAACAAATGTTTTATACCAGCGTCATCAGTCCAACTAACCTTAGTGTAGTTAACATAATCATGTGGAAGTATCATTGTTAAAGAATTCGGAATATCTATTTGTTGTGATTTAACAGATTTAAATGTATCAAAAGATAATTCAGCTAAAGCTCTTTGAGCATGGAAAGCTACATCTAACCTTCTAGCCTTAGGTATAATTTTATCTTCTCCAACATAAATAACCATAAATTGCTTTATTATATCTTCTAAAGAAACAAATTGATAACTACCGTGATTTGATCCTTCGTAATAACTTTGTTGTGTTGTATTATCTAATAATCCCATTTATTTATTGTTTTTCTTGTTGAATATTTTTAGCTTCCTCCGCGCCAGCCGCTTGAACTAAGTTATAATCTTTTAGTGTGACGCCAGCTAATTGTAATATCTTTATTACAAGTTCATTTTGATCTGATGGATGTAATTCAAAATCCTGATGATCTGGAGCGTTAGAGAAGTATAATGGTTTTTCATCAACCACAATATAAGTCCATTTTGGAATAAATGGTCTACGCATCCAGAAAACTTGATAACTACCATTACTAGGCGCTACTTGTGGTATAAAATTTATTGTAGCGCTGCTATCGTTTGTACCAGTTAAAATATTTGTATTTAAAAAATACATTGGTCTAGAGTTTGTTGCCCTGGTTAAAGGAGCTGATTGTATTTTTATTACATCTTGTTGGTTTATTTCTTCTACAACAGAAGCATCATTATACATCGTTAATCCGTTAGAGTTTGATTGTGATAAAAAAACTTCCCCTAGTCTATGAAAAACTCCTTGGGTGCCTGACGCTATATCGCTTAATTCATTATTATTTGTCACTTCTGTTGGTCCCATTTTAAAAATAGATAGTTTTTCTTCTATTAAACCAACAACATCAGCATAATCACTATCATTACCTGGTATTCTTTTAAATTGATTTATATCATAAAAGTATTGCTCAAAAATAGACATTTGGGCATGCTCAGCGTATAAGTTAAATTCTTGAGGTGTTATATAGCCTCTTTGTTCTTTATTAGCTAATGCTAAAACTGTTTGATATACTGTATCTACACTTATCATAATTTTTTTTAATTGTAGTTAGTAACCGCCCCGTAGGGCGAGTACCACTACAGTTTGATTAATTATTTAATCTTTTTTCTATATTAGAGTAAACCTCCATTCCCTCATCAGTTTTAAACCAAGCGGCTAAAGCCGAATAAGGATGTTCATCAAAAGGAACATTCATTAACTTTCTATTATTAGAAGCCCAACTAAAAGTTCTTTGGTCTCCAGATAGCTTTAATATTCCCATTTCAGTTGCTTTTATCCCCGTGTTTCTAAGTATTACGTTTTCATCATTAACTAAATCTAAGAATAACTCAGGGTTTTTCTTAGCAAATACTAATAAATCACGTCTAAGTTCTTTAGAACTCATCTTAGATACGTTAGAACCTATTTCCGCGCGCATTACAGCCTCAGCCATATCTATATCAAGGTTTTTAGCTGTATTCAAAGCTTCAATTTCCATTTCTATCACTTCAACTTCATCAGCTGCTTTAATTTGCGGTTTCCACTCATAATAAATATTATCTTTGTGTGGGTGGTATAAACTCAAAAGTTTCTGTAAAATAGTTTTTGTTTTAGGAACCATTAAAACACCATTTCTAAAGATTATATGTTCTAATCTTTGATCTCCCACCATTTCATCAACAAAACAAGTTTTTTGATTTGATGTGTATTTTAATTCACGTTCGTATCCTTTTTCTTCGTCAAACCAATGTATATTAGATGATTTTATAGAGTAACTTAACGGTGTTCTATTTTTTGTTAAATAATAAGATCTATCTTTTATTTCCCAACCATCTTGTGTTTTTTTGGCTTTAGGTTCAATTCTTTTTGTTTTAGGTTTTTCAACCACAGGTGTTTCAACAACTGGTGTTTCCACAGCCTTTTCTTCAACTTGAGGTTCTTTTACCTCAACTTTTTTTGTTTCTTTCTTTGTCATAATATAATATATAATAAAATTAATAAAAATAAAAGAAGAGGAGCGGAGAACATTTACGTGTATGCCGCTCCCCTCTTTTAAAGTTACAAGTGCTTACTTCATTAAGAAGAAGTTGTTAGCACCTTGAGTAATTAAACATCTTTCAGATAAATAATGCACTTCCATCGCGTCTAAGCTAGATGTAACAGCTCCAACAGAACCAGTAACCCAAGATTTCATTCTTCGATTATCAGTTTGAGAAGCTCTATATCTAACATGTAAAAATGGACGTTTCATGTTTTTGCCTAAAAGTTGGTCGTATACTGAACTTACACCAGCAGGAACCATAACACCTCTTATAGCGTTACCAGTATCCTTAGTGTTAATTGCAGCTCTAGCATCTTGTTGGTTTAAGTATTTCCAGTCAGATTTGTAAAAGTCATAAGAACCTCTTCTGAAACCAGAAAAACCTAAATTTAACGCCATATCTTCAGAGTTATTGAATACTCCGTAAGAAGTACCACCAGCTCCGTAAGAATTCATTGAAGCTAACATGTCATCAATAGCTAACGAAGTAGCTCTATTAACAAACATCATGTTTTCTTCAATAGCACCTTGCTTATCAAGTTCTGCTAAAATAGCGTCAAACTCAGCTAAATCAGTAGAAGCATTAACACCAGTTACACCAGTAGTAATATTACCTCTTGATTCAATAGCAGCAAATAAACCTTCAGTACCAAAAGTGGTATGAGAAGCGCCTAAAGCAGAACCATCAGCAGCTGATTGACCAGAATCACCTAAAACACCTTCAATCATAGCCATTTCACAATAGTCAGCGAAACGTTGTCTAGTATCACCTTCAGCTTTTAAGTACCACATGTAACCTGATTGACCATCTTCACCAGCTACTTCAACCCAACCTATAGCAGAAGCATCAGATCCTGATATTTTGTATAAGTCTTTTAAAATAATTGGTTTGTTAGTGTAAGATTTGAACTGCGGCTCGTTAGCATTGTCTCTACCGTTTGTACCTTTTGAGTATTCAGATCCAACAACTAATATTCTTAATGAATCATCATCATCACCACCAGTAGAATCGAAACTTGAAAGGTTGGTAATTTGACCGTTGTTATTTGTAGCGTCATAAGGAACTACACCTAAAACATTAAGAGCAACTTCTGTTACTAAAAATCTTTCAGTATTTGTAGCTGTCGCAGCTAATATGATATCGTTAACTCTAACACCATGATCAATGATCGAAGCGTCTAAAGTAACACCATCAATAGTTTTGTCAAGAGTAAACTGACCACCAGCAGTACCACCTGCAGTTGCAGTAACATTTTCGATGTGTCCTTGGTATGCTAAGTGTAATCTACCTTGTTCAGACCAAACAACCTGATCGGATGTCATAGCCTCTTCTGCACCGACTTGAGCTAAGAAACCTGATATAGTTCTCACACCGAAAACTTCAGCTTCTTTTTCCATTAAGTCAGGCAGGTATTGTTGTGCCCAGCCGTCCGAAGAACCCGCTGTAGCAAAATCAATATAGTTTGAGCTTAAAGTCAATCTCTTCGAAGGAAGTTGACTTAAGCTTGCAGCTGTAATTGCCATAATTTTTAAATTTTAAATTTGTTATTTATTGTTTTTAATTTTAAACTTAAAATCAGAAGAATCATCACCTAATACCTTAAACTTCATACCACCAGCCTCAATTGTTTTTTGAGATTGTCGTGGGTCCATGTTTATGTTTTTAGATTTAGCAATACTTTCTTTTAAAGCGTCGGCTTTACCTTGCTCATAAAAATGTTGAGCTATAGCATCGGCGTTCATAGCTGTATAAAGTGATTTGTGATAACCTTTAGCGTCTTCCATCATACCGTCTTTGTTTAGAAACTTTCTAACAAAGTTATTAATATCACTTTGCGCTTCTTTAACACTTTGAGTGTCTTTAACGTTAAATCTAAATCTTTTTTCTCCTACGTTGTATTCGAATCCTTTAAACTTATCGTTAAACAAACTCTCTGTCTTTTTATTAAAAACAGATTTTTCAGCTTTGAACCTTTTAGTATTTACTTCTGATTCCTTGTTGTATCTATTAAAGAAATCAACGGCTTTTTGTTGTTCTGGAGTCAACTTGCTCCCAGCTTTAATTTCTTTATAGTGTTTAGACTTTTGCCCGTCTAAATAGGCCCTAGCGCTGGCAACTTGCTCTTTTAACGCTAGTTTTTTTCTTTTAATATCTCTTTCTTCATCGATTTCTTCGTCATAAGAAAAAGAATCTTCCATAAGGAAGTTTATTTCATCTATAGTTAAATGGGGTTTTGTTTGTTTATAATACTCATATAAAACATCATTATCACTTAACTTACTAATATCTTGATTTAATCTTACGTAGTCTTCTAAATCACCGCCAGTTTCTTCCATGAAATCCATAAGTTTTTGGATATTTTCTGGAAGCGGTTTTCCAGTTGCTTCGGTTTCAGCTATAGCTTCTTCAACTTGTTCTGTTAGTTCTTCAACCTCTTTTGTTTCTTCTTCTTCTGTTACCTCTTCTACAACAGGTGTTTCAACGTTTTCTTCTGCAACTTGTTCAACACTCTCTTTTTCACTAGTTGTTTCTTCAATAACTTTTTCTTGAACAACTTCGTCTTCATTGGTATCTGTTGATTTTGGTTGTTCATCTTCTTCTGTTTTTAGTGTTTTATTTAAATCTACTTTAATGACACTATCGTCATCTTTACTTTCAAATTTATCAAGATCAACTTTTGGAGTTTCCTCTTTAGGTTGCTCTTGTTTTGTAGTTTCTTCAACTACTTTTTCTTCTTTTTCCATAATATAATATAATAATAGTTAATAATTTTTTTTATTTAGGCTCAAAAGCCTCTAAATCAAAACCTCCACCTATAATATCATTACCTGCTGATTCAAAGCTTTTAGGTGGTTTACCCGTTTTTCTTTGATCAATAAGTTCTGATTGCTGTGAGGCTTGAATCTTTGTTCTTTCGTCTTTTCTATCTTCTTTTTGTTTCTCTCTATCTTTCATACCATCAACTTCAATTCCTTTAAGTTGCATGTTGTAATTAAATTCTAATTCCATTAATTGTTTTTTAGCTTCTAACTCTTGTTGCATTTTTTCTGCATCTATTTGAGCTTGTATTTGGGCTAATTGCGCTTTTGACTGCATTAAAGATTGATCTTTTTGCATCTCAACTTGAGCAGCTTGTTGAGCCGCTTGAGCGTTAGCTTGAGATTGTGCTTGTATATTCTCTAATTGAGCTTGTCTATCTCTTTCTTGTTTTTTCTTTCTTCTTATTTTTAAAAGTTGGTTTGCTAATTTAATATTCTTAATTTCTCTGATATCTATAGCATCTTCTAGTTCTATATTCTTTTGCTGTATTGCCATTTGAATGTTGTTTTCAAGCATAGCTTTTTCCTCTTCATCTGGTTGTAGTTCTATAAATATACCAAAATCATAAAGATGTAGTTCTTTTATTTCTTCTAATGTTGCTACATTATGACTACCTATAGCTTGTATAAAAGCATTTTTAGTAGGAGAGTATTCAAGTACATCTGATATTCTAAGCGATAAACATTCTGCAGTTTCAGCTGTTAAATACAATCCAGCCTGTAATACATGTCTAGTAGCTGTATTAGAATTTGCTGCTGCTAGTTTTTGAACACCAACTAAAGCATCTTTATCTGGCATACTACCGTCTCTAGCTTCATTTAACCCAGTAACATCTCTTATCATCTGCATATAATAATTATATGTACCAATTAAGGCTTGTAGTTTGTTACCACCACTACCGCTAGTTATTTCTTGAATTGGAACTTTACCAGGATTCATATCACCTTCTGATGTAAAGCTTCTTCCTATTACGGAACCAGTTTGGAAGAACATGTTTAACGCTTCTTGTGGATTATAGTTTGTGCCATTACCTAAATCTATTTCAGCAAGTCCATCAGCATCTAAGTACACACCATCTGGTACCATACGTGACATCACTTGCTGTAATTTTAAATGAGTTAACTGTATCATGTCAGCAAAACCAGTTATTCTTCTAACTAAAGATTCAATTTTACCATTATACATTCTAGGTGCTACTACAGCATAATTCATTTTTACTTTAGTGAAATCACTTTTAGGACGTACCATGTTTTTAGCCATTTCCCATTTAAGTAGTTTATCTGTACCTAATATCATAGCTCCATCATACAATACCTCTATATTTCTTTGTAACTTTGAATATCCACCCTCCATATCTTTAGGTGGATTAAAAGTATCATCTTTAGGTATAGCCTTGTTAGCTCCTGTCGCTGTTTCTTTTACTTTATAAACCTCATTCATGTAGGTTTTATAATTAAAATAAAGCACTTGTATTTTATTGTTATCTTCTTTATCTGTAGAATATCTATTATGATTATTGTTTCTATGATAAGACTTGTTTTTCATTATATCCTCAACATCGCTTTGTGTTAGATGAGGAAATTGTTTTACTAATTCGTTTGTTGGTATAGACTTAACTTCCCCAACATAATACATGTCGTCAAAATATGGAGAATCAGAATAAGAGTAAACTAAATTAGCAGGATCAACATAATCTATAGTTATGCCTTCTGAAGTAGTAAACCCAGTTTTAACAGCACCGATACCTAAAACCGTTAAATCGTAATAAAACCTTTTTTGTGTTAAATCGTATTTGTTTCCTTCTAATAAAACGTTTATAGCTTGTTCTTCAGCCAACTCTACAGCTTGTTTGTAATTTAACTGCATATGTATACCTAGTTCTTCTGTATTAGTTGGAAGTTCCTCTATATCGCTTTCAGACACATCAACATCTAATTCCTGTTGTATTAAATCGTTAAAATCCCGTAATTCTATATCATTTATTATAGAATCCATATATTTTGTTCTTTTATCTATACCATTTGGTGATTGAGAAAAAGCTTTTATGTCATAAGTTCTTTGTGCCATACCGTTAACTACGATATCAACAAACTTAGGGATAATTGGAACTGGTGTCCAATCTAAATTAAGATAGGACAAATCACCGTTTATAGACAATTCATCCTTATATTTTTGTATAGATTGCTCGCCTCTTGCGTACAATCTTAATCTGTGAAAATTATTATAATTATTTTTATATCTGTTATTATTTTTATCATCGTTAAACCACTCTGTTTCTATTGCTTTAGCTACTTTTAAACCGTATTCGTAACTAAGCTTCTCAGCGTCATTAACTGCTTGACTTGGAAAATAACTTTTAATGCCAGACTCTGCCATATTTATTATTTAATTATTTGTGATATATTTCCAGTATTTTTATACTTTGAAATATTTATGTTTAATTTAGGTTTTTCAATTTTAGCGTTTGGCCTATATAAATGTCTATTACAAGCCATAATAGCTAAACCACTACTTATAGTAGCATCGTACTTTGTTCTTTTGTTTATATCAAACTTAGACCAGTCGTTTAATAAACTATTAAAATATAAATCACCGTGCGTTCCATCTTGTTTCATACCAACATGATCTTGTATATACATTTCAATTGCAGCCGCGTGAGCTTGTTTTATGTCTTCACTTGTATTTGGTATACCTCCTATTTCTTTTTCAGCTGTAGACAACTTGTTCCAAACTTTATCTGGTCTATTCATACTAAATCCTCTATAACCTCTTCTTCTAAGGTAATAAAGTAATCTAGGTTTATTATTTTCCGCTAGTATTGGCATACTATAAAAAACTATAGCCATTAATACATCTTCGAAAAATATTTCTGCCGTAGGTGGTCTTGATAAGTATTCTAAAAAAAAGCTGTTCGCAGGAGCGTCCTCCATGCTAAATTTAGTTAGGCCATGTAATGCTCCTTTAGAACCTTGACCATCTACGGTGCCTGATATATCATATGAGTCACAACCAAACGCGCCCATATGTTCGTTACCAGGATATTTTATGCCATTTTTTACTATAATTCTATTTTGTAGTTCCTGTTTAGGAAACCAACTAATCTTAAATCTTCCTTTTGGATCAGGATAAAATATAACAGTCGAATCCTTAACACCGTTCACCCATTGAAAATTACCTATTGATATACCTAGTGTTCTTCCTAATTCTTCATTATAATCTATCTGCTCGTATATTTTTACAAGGTTAAAAATAGAATTCTTAGTTTCATCTCTAAACGCGTGTTCTTCAGTTCTTGGGAATTGTCTGTAAAATTCGTTTAAAGCGTCTTGATCTGATTTTAAACCATCAGCTTCGTTTTGCCAGTGATCTATTACACCAACGTCTATTAATTCTCCATCTGCGGCAAAGACGTTTGTACTAGGAGTATTAAAGACAGGAAGTCCGAACTCGTCAATAAATCCTTCATAGTTCCATTCCATTGGGATAAACAAAGAGTATAAACCAGATTTTGTCTGACCATTTCTATTTCTTTGAGTGACATCGGATGCGTTATATAGTTTTTTAAAATTGTCTCCACCTTTATCTAAAGCATTTGAGGTCGAGCCCATCATACATTTACCAATAATCCTACTACCTAATCTCAAACATGTTTTTGTAACTCGCCAGTTATTTAATATATTATCGGGTCTTTCCCATTTACCACTTTCATCATGTACTAATAGTGCTAGCTTTTCACCATCGTAACTATTGTCTCCAGTATTCTTCCAATCAATCGTGGTGTCTAATCCTTCTAATTCTTCAAGTTTCTCACCACTTGTAATTTTCTTTCTAGTAAATTTACTAGCTGGTACCCTATAAGCAAGTTCTGTTTTAGGTCGATCCATACCATCTTGAATCGGTTTAAAAAAGAATGGGTAGTTTATACTAATTGGTACAACTTTATCTGTAAACATTTTCTTAGCATCGCTACCAGTTTTAGAAAGTATCCCATATCTACTATCACTTGATATAGTGGCTAAATTAACTGTTTCGGCTGAAGACATAAAAGAAAAACCAGAACGTCTGTTTTTTAAGTAACACATTCCGTAGCATCTTTTATCAGCTTTACAAGCTTCCCAGAATATAAAAAATAATCTATTTGCCTCTCTGAAATCTGGAGCTCCAACATCAATTTTACTCCATTGTAAGTACATATAGTGTGTACCTGTTATATAGGTTGGTTTTCCGTTATTAGTAAACCAAAAACCTTCTTCTCTTCTTTTAAACTCTTCGTCTATATAATCATACCATTGATCTTTCGCTTCATCTGGATATGATCTCCAATCAAATATGTTTTTTAATTTACTTAATTCTTTTGGTTGATCTAATTTTACCCACTTATTTAGTTCATGTGTATACACTCGCACTGGTCGTTTTGGCAGCGCGATACGCAAATTTTGTATTTCAACCACTTCACCAATTTGCCCAGTTTTTGAAATAACAATGAGGTCATGTTCTTTATTATATCCATATTTCCATTTTTTACCTTTATTAAGTCTTTTTATAGTAGTTATTTTTATAGGTTCTACTATTTTAACTAATGTTTGTTCGTAACTCATTTTGATCTTCCTTCTGCGAATCCTTTAAATACTCTTTCTTTCTTTTCTTCAGGTTCTTTGCCTTCTAAAATGTTTTCTTCTTCTTGGATTCTATTAAGTATTTCAAACGCGTCAAATATAGCTAGTTTTTTAGTAGCTGCTGCGTTTTTTAATCTATCAGCAGAGATATCATCATCAGAATCAACAATAGCTTCTTTAGCTACCTTAATTAACTCTTCAACCGCTTTATGCCCAGCTTGGATTATACGTTTCTTCGTTTCCTTGATACTCATATTTGATTGTAATTAAATTTGATAAAACTCTATACAGTTTTTTACCGTCGATTATAAACTCATATTCACTACCTGGAGCAAAACCGATTAAATCTCCTATTTTAACAGTTCCATCTGAATATTCAACAATGCCTTGAAGTGGTTTTTCTAACTCAAGATTAAACTTATCAATAGCTTTTAGAGGTTTCACGAAACAATAACCTTTTGGTGTTAACCACTTGTTTTTTCTTTTATATAAAAAAACTTGATCCAAAGCCACTAAGTATGTTTTTTCGTTAAAATAACTTTTACTGTTTTTTTCAACACCACTTTGGTTATGCCACCTACGAAAAACATTATGATGTACTATAACTGTATCTCCAGGTTTTATATCTGTATCACCAATCATAGGTACTGAAACAACAATAGCTTCTCTATTTACATATTGATGATTGAAAATTTCGGTGTTAAGTATCAACTCCGAGTCTCCTATCTTCTTCTTATTGTTGTATCTCTCTCCTATTGGTGTTACAACAAGGTTGTAAACACTTTTCATTAATATTCTAAATCATATTCAACAGAAACAGCCATGTTTTTATTAAAGTCTTTCCACGGTAACACATCTTTATTTTTTTTAATATAGATAGAAAACTTATCTTGTTCTTCTATGATATCACAAATAGTATGTCCACCGTAAACTTCTTGCCCAACTGCGTAATGCATGGCGTCGTTTTTATAGTCTTTACCTATACTAATCTTCCTTATTAACTTCGCCATTTTCTTTTGGGTATTTTATTTCACCTGTTTGTATATTGATATCAGACGTTCCGTATTCTTCTTCAAGTTCTTTTTGAAGTTTAGTTATATTATCTTGTATCATAGATACTTGATTAAGCATATGATGCTTTCTTGTTTCTATAATACCTATTTCTATTTGTAATCTATTTAGATTGTTAACAGTTTCTTGAACGTTTTTTAATTGTAATTCAGTTATATTTTCAGGTTTTAGATCTATAACCTCGTCTTTCTTTTTATTTTTTGCCATTTTTTTTAATTTAATTTAATTGTTAATAATTTACGTTTGTGCTTCTATATACTCATACAATGCTTGTCTTTCTGCAGATGTTACAGCTGTTCCGTTGTATATTATGAAGTCTTTTATAAAGCCTCTAAAGTTGTGACTATCATCCGCTTTAGATCCTAAGTTGTTTATAACTATAGGGCCCTCTGGAGCTGTTATATTTTCCGAAGAATCCCATTCAGTACCAGTTGCGGTCGTATAGGCTCCACCTTTTATATAAAGATTTATGTTTCCAGTTGATCCATTTGATCGAACTATTATAAGTGTATAATACGTGTCAGTTGCTATAGTGTTAGAAGCTTCAGCCCAATCAAGATTACTACCGTTGTTTATTTTCATTCGAAAGGTTTTATTATTTGCTATAGTAAAAAACTCTTCATTAGTAGAACCAAAAAGAGTTCTAGTACTAGTATTTTCGCATTTAAACCTAACAACAGCTGTAAAATCAGCATTAGCAGCAATACTAATATCTTCATCAAGATCCATGTATTTAGCATTGTTTTTAAAATGCAAACTACCTTCTTCGTCTGTTTCCCAAAAGGGTTTATCTGCTGACGTTGTTTGGGCAGCATCGTTATCATTACCTGATTGATCACCCCAAAAGTTAATTCTATCTCCATCAGCTATAGTGCCAGCGGCAACAGATCTTACTGGATCATAAGTGGTAGTACCTCCATTGTCTTGATCTGCCGTTATAGACGTGTTAAATTTTAACCACGTAGCTATTCCACTTATACTAAGCGGTGTAAACTCTGATTGAGGTGCTCCTCCTATTAATGTGTTTCCTAATCCTAACATTACTCCCCTATATAAGCTATTATAGTTCCAGAAGCTGGATTAATACTTGTCCACCTACCATATATAGTAACTCCTTTTGGAAAAGTATTACTAGCATCAACAACAACACCTCCAGAACCAAGAGTGGCTGTAGAAGAAGACTCATCATGAGCCGCGTCGTTTGCGGTACCATCAGTATCTCTAGCAAAAACAGATCCTATATATTCTAAACCGTTACCGCTATCATTGTCTGCTACTAAACCAGCGCTTGTGTCAAACGTTGCATCTGTTAACATCGTTATAGCTACAAATACTTTTCCAGTTGGAGGAGCCATTGCCGCTGTTCCATCGTTAAAGACAGAACCTAATTGTCCAAATCCATAACTTACATCTGTTGAATTTATTCCCATAATTTTATTTTTTTACTTTTTCAAATGAACGTCCGCCGAAATAGGCGCCGATCACAGTTATTAATACTAATTGAAGTAAGTCAACCCATGATGATTTAACTTCAAATTTTAATGCACCAGCATCTATAAAGATTAATAGCATGGTGCATACTATTAAAAATATCAAAACCATAGGCCTAACATTTTTACTAAGCCATGAATCTGATTTTAAATCTGCTTCCCAACGAGATGTAATGTTTTTCTCCATTTCCATTTCGTAGTTAGCAATTAATTCTTTTACTTTTCTTTCTGCTTCTAGCTTTTCTTCTTTTGATGTAGTTAAATTATCTATAACTCCACCTACATTCTTTACTAAGTCTCCAGCACCAGAAGAGAATATTTTTCCTATTATACTCATTTAATTTTATTTTTTAGCGAACTTTTCTAATCCGCTTATACCGAAACAACCTAGTACAACGAACACGAAAGAATCGTATACAAATTCATTAATTACTAGATCTTTACCAATATAACCAGTAACTAGATCCATTATCATTATTACACACATTATTGCAAATGCAATAAATCCTATAATAGATTTTTCGTTCCAGTCATTATTGTCTTTAAAAATATTCACTATTTTTTTGGTTTTAATTTTTTATAAGGTTTTTTCTTTCCTCCGTAAGTTCTTGGCATAATTTTAAATTTTAAAAGTTATTATCTGTCTTTGTCTTTAATCATATCATCTATAGCTTTGTTATAAACTTTATCTGTGTATGATTGGTTATTAAAAAATACACTTCTTTCTGAAGTGGGTAAGTCTTCCTCACCTAGTAGAATACGATATATCCTACTTATCATTTGAGAGCATTTCCAAGAGGTTTTAAATACAGAGTACATTATAGTAGTTCTATTACGATGTCTCCAAGTATCTATCCAACCTTCTCTTCTTAATCTCTCCCATCTGTTTTTATCCCATGAATAAGTGTATACTCCGTCCATGAAATCTTTTCGTGTAAATCTTCCTTTACAATCTAAATA